TGCCAATCAATAGTGAGAGGCAGACTCGTGTAACTTTCGGTGGTACCAACAAAAAATAATTTTTTTGTAATACCAACGATTAAATAAACTTAAACAAGGAAAAAACTATGGCTAACCCAAACGCAGCCTTCGGATTAAATCCGATAGGCAAAGTTGGACAGAATAGAGATGCTCAAGGTTTAAGTGAATATAACATTGCAGCTAGCTCAGCAGCTATCTATCAAAATGATCCAGTAACAGCAGCTACAACTGGATACATTACGGTAGCTTCAACTACTGATCAATTGTTAGGTTCACTAAACGGAGTTTTCTTTACGAATGCTTCAACTAAGAAACCAACATGGGCCAACAACTTAGCAGCTTCAAACACTGCTACAGATATTGTGGGCTATGTTACAGATGACCCGTATGAGAGATATGAAGTGCAAGCTTCAGGATCTCTGGCAATCGCAGACATTTTCTTAAACGGAAATGTGGTATATACAGCTGGATCTTCAGCTAATTTTGTATCTAAAGTACAAATAAATACTACTGGATTGGCAGTTTCCACAGGTGCTCAAATGCGAGTTATCGGTGTAACAAAAGACAACAGTAGAAATGAATTATTAAATGCAACAACTTACTCTACGAACGTAGTAGTAACTGCTATCATTAATAACCATTTCTATAAACAATTTACAGGAATATAAGAATATGGCTATATCAAGAGGACAACTAGTCAAAGAACTAGAACCAGGATTGAATGCACTATTCGGCCTGGAATATAAGAGATATGAGAATCAGCATCTTGAAATTTTCGATACTGAAACTTCAGACAGAGCTTTCGAAGAGGAAGTAATGTTATCAGGTTTCGCTAACGCGGATATCAAGCCGGAAGGATCTGCAGTTACATTTGATAACGCGCAAGAAACTTTCACAGCTAGATACACTCACAACACTATAGCACTTGCTTTCGCAATCACTGAAGAAGCGATTGAGGACAATTTGTATGACAGACTTGCGTCTAGATATACAAAAGCATTAGCAAGATCTATGGCAAATACTAAGCAAGTAACAGGGGCTAACGTTTTAAATAACGCATTTAGCGCTTCTTATGTTGGTGGTGACGGAGTTGCTTTATTAAGCACTTCACATCCTACAATTGCTGGTACGTTTAGCAACACGTTAGCTACAGCTGCGGACTTAAACGAAACTTCATTAGAACAATCATTGATTGATATCAATGGATTTACTGATGAGCGTGGTTTAAAAATTGCAGCTCAAGGTGTTAAATTAATCATTCCAAAAGAATTACAATTCACAGCGGAAAGATTAATGAAATCAGCAGGTAGAACTTCTACTTCTGATAATGACATCAATGCAATCAAATCAATGGGAATGGTTCCACAAGGTTATGTGGTTAACAATTTCTTAACTGATACTGATGCATTTTTTATCAAAACTGACGTTCCAAACGGTATGAAGATGTTCGTAAGAGCACCTATCAAAACTGCTATGGAAGGTGATTTTGATACTGGTAACGTAAGATACAAAGCTAGAGAAAGATACAGCTTCGGCTGGTCTGACCCTAGAGGTATGTACGGTTCTCCAGGTGCTTAATCTATAAGCATTTTTTATTTTTGGGGCCTCTTTATGGGGCCCCTTAAATCTGATAGAAAGAATGAATTATGACAAAATTGTTTCAAGTAAAACTTAGAGCTTATGGTCACAAGGCTAGTTTTAACATTGAAGCAGAAGATAGTGCAGAAAGTATAGAATTAGCTATCCTTGACAAAATAGGAAAAAAAGGTATATTACTTAAAGACAGCATGCGATCTTTTGCTAAAGATAAATGCTGGATAACCTATGAGGAGGTTGTAGATGATATCAGTTCAAAACCTTTACACGAAGAAAAGGTCGTTAGAACTTGATTGGGAGCAACACTACGTTCAAGAGGGAAAGTATACTCTTGATATGGTTAGGATCGACGAAGAGATTCGAAGAATCATTAACCAAATTAAATTGTCTGAAGCAGAGATTGCTCATAGACAAATTAAAGTAGAGATGGCTGCTCCTGAATTTTCTATAGCGGGCTAAAAACCTAGCTATATATCCGAAAAGTAGATTTTTGATGCAGGTATCTCTTGCACTATTTAATAAATTAAGCTATATTTTAATCACTATACATTAACTTCTGATCTAGACGCGTATAGTCGACGGCCTAGAGACTAGATTGGAATAACTAGGAGAATAAAACTATGGCAACATCAACATTTTCAGGACCAGTAGTATCCAAATCTGGATTTATACAAACAGGACCTGCAAACGTAATAACTGCAAACTCAAACACAACTTTAACAGTTGCTGAGCACGCAGGAAGAATAGTCTACAATAGTGGCGCTGGCGCGGTAACTTATACATTACCAGCAATCAACGCTACAGCTGATTCAGCAAATTCTGGACCAGGAGCAGATTATAATAACTCAAATAACCTTGGCGCAAAATTTACAATTTTTTCTGATACCACTAAAACTGGTTCTTTAATTGTACAAGTTGCAAACGCAACTGACGTTATGTCAGGTCGTGCTATGTTTGTAGATGACACTTCAGATAATACAGTTGGATTTAATACATCCGCTTCATCTGATACTGTTACTTTAAACGGTTCGACAACAGGCGGTATAGCACCTTCAATAATTGAATGTGTTGCATTAGCAACAGGTAAATGGGCAGTAACTGTAAGTTCATCTGACACAGGTACACCAGCTACTCCATTTAGTGCTGCGGTATAATAATTAATTTTTAAGGAGCTCGAAAGGGCTCCTTAATTAAAAGGAGAAAAATATGAAGGGTGATGTAAAACCAGTCGCAATAGCGAGTAATATTAGTACTGCAGTTTTATTTGCTGGACCAACAAGATTAAGAGGATTTATTGCACAATCAACTGGAAGTTCAGGGACTGCTATAATTAATGGTTTATTAAATGCTACTACTGTTAGCACTTCTTTAACTACACAAGTTTATATTCCAATTTCTGTTGGAGCAGGACAAGTAGAAACTTTAAATTTACCAGAAGACGGAGTTCTATACGCAGAACGAAATGGTACTTCAATTGTTGATGGTATAGGAATTGTAAGTAATACTAGCGCTTTAGCAATTACGTTATTTATAGATAAGTAGGAGTCAATTATGGCTTCATCAGGAACTACAGTTTTTGAAAAAACTTTCTATATAGATGATATTATATTAGAGTCATTTGAAAGAATCGGTATGATTAATAATACCGGTCATCAGATGAAAGCCGCTCGTCGCTCGCTGAACATTATGTTTCAAGAGTGGAGCAATCGTGGTCTTCATTATTGGGAAGTTGCACAAAACACAATCTCAATGGTAGAGGGTCAATCTGTTTATACAATTTATAGATCTTCAGGAGATGGTACTTCAGATGGTACATTTAGTTATTTAGATGGTGCACTTACTATTAATGCTACAACAATTACATTAGATTCAGTTTGGCAGTTTCCAACAACTGGAACTTTATTAATAGATTCAGAACAAATTACTTATACAGGTACTAATACAGCTAATAATACAATAACAGGATGTACAAGAGGAGCTAATAGTACAACAGCTGCAACTCATACCGATAATACAGCAGTTTATAATTATAACTCTATTACTTATGGTGCTGATGATATTTTAGAAGCAAGTTATAGAAACACACAGCAAGATCCAGTTGTAGATTTTCCACTTACAAAAATTAGCAGATCTGGTTACAGCGCTTTATCTTCTAAATATTCAGAAGGAACACCGACTCAATATTACGTACAAAGACTTATAGATAAAATTACAATCACTTTATATTTAACACCAGGATCAGATCAGGTGAATAATGTAATGTTTTATTATTATGCAAAAAGAATTCAAGATGTTGGAGCTTATACAAATATAACAGATGTTCCATATCGATTTGTTCCGTGCATGTGCGCGGGACTTGCTTATTATTTATCAATTAAATTTGCACCTCAACGTGGACAAGAAATGAGATTATTATATGAGGATGAATTAAAGAGAGCTTTAGAACAAGATGGTTCTCCTTCAAGTTCATTCATAACACCTAAACTTTACTATCCGAGCTTATAATGGGAAATTTATCTGGAGGCAGACGTGCTTATATGATCTCCGACCGATCAGGTCAGAGATTTCCATATCAAGAGATGGTACAAGAGTGGAATGGTTCATGGGTTCATATTTCTGAATATGAAGCTAAACAACCGCAACTTGAACCAAAACCAGCAGTTGCAGATCCACAAGGTTTACAATATGCACATCCTGATAGAGTAGAACCTCCTGTATTAATTGCATTAGATCCTAATCCTTTTCAATCAATTATATATTCTGGAACTACTTATATAAATGTTTATGAAGAAAATCATGAAAGATCTACGGGTAATATCGTAAGATTTAGAGGTCCAACAAGTCCTACTGGTTTTCAAAATGTACCTTCTTTTGATAATGTTACTGATATTTCAAATGCAAATGGTTTCTCTATTATAGTTGGTAAAATAAATTCATCTGGTAATGTAAGTGATACTACAAATTATTATTATTTTGTAAGTACAAGTACAGCAACAACGGGGGGAGTGACGGGCGGCGGGGGACAATGTTCTTCTGGTCCAGTAACTTTACAAGCTTAATATGACATACGCAGAACTAACAGCAAAAATTAGAAACTACACAGAAGTAGATTCAAATGTATTTACACAAAGTATTATTGATGGATTTATATTGGATGCTGAATATAGAATTTTAAGAGAAGTAGATTCTGATAATAATAGAAAATATGCAACTGCAACTGTTGTTGCAAGTCAAGCATATGTAAACACACCTTCTGTAGGAACAGATCAAACTTTAATTATAAGAGAAGCTCAAATTATTCCAAGTGCTGTATATACGGGTCCTAATGCTGTAGTAGAATATAGAGACACTGGATTTATTAATGAATATAATGCTAGTAATTCAACAGGATTACCTAAGTATTTTAGCTATTGGGATGAAGATACTATAGTGTTAGCCCCTATTCCAGATTTGGTATATACTATGCAGTTAAATTATATATTGAAGCCCACAGGATTATCTGCTAGTAATACAACATCATATTTAAGTAATCAGTTTCCCACTGGTTTATTATATGCATGCCTTGTTGAGGCATATGGATTTTTAAAGGGTCCAGCAGACATGATACAATTTTATGAACAAAAGTATCAAAGTGTGCTACAAGGATTCTCTATTGAACAAATGGGAAGAAGAAGACGAGATGAATTTCAAGACGGTTCACCTCAGATTCAAAAACAAGGATAGAAAAAAATTATGGCAATTACACAAGCAATACCGAATTCTTTTAGAGGTGAACTTCTAACAGGAACACACAACTTTACAGCAGCGACAGGAAACGTTTTTAAATTAGCTCTCTATACATCAGCTTCAACTATGAGTTCAGCAACAACTATCTATACATCTACATCAGAAGTTTCAAATTCTGGTCAGTACGTAACGGGTGGTGGAGTTTTAACAAATGTATCACCGGTTGTTTCAAGTGGTGTTGCATTTATAGATTTTGATGACATTTCTTTTACTGGAGTTACTTTAACTGCAGCAGGAGCTTTAATTTATAACACATCCTCTTCTAATAAAGCAGTAGCAGTATTAAGTTTTGGTGGAGATAAAACTGCAACCTCTGGAGTTTTTACAATTCAGTTTCCAGCAGCAACAACAGCAGCGGCGATTTTAACTATTGCATAATAGGAGTAACCTATTATGGCTAACGAATATGGATATGGTCTCTGGGGTCAAAATTCTTGGGGTCAAAATTCTGATGTTAATGTTTCTTTAACAGGTCAATCATTAAATACAACTTTAAGGTCAGTAACTGTTTCAGCAGAAATTAATTCTGGATGGGGTAGATTAACTTGGGGTGAAAATGAATGGGGTGTAACTGATGCAATTGCTGTCAGTGTCACGGGTCAATCATTAATCACATCTTTAAATAGTGTAACTGCAATAGGAACAGCAGTTGTAACTTTAACAGGTCAATCATTAACTACTTCTGAAGGTCAAGTAGATGTATCTCCTGATGCAAACGTAACAGGTCAATCATTAACTACTTCTTTAAATAGTGTAACTGCAATAGGAACAGCAGTTGTAACTTTAACAGGTCAATCATTAACTACATCTTTAAGAAGTATAACTGTAGCAACATTTACAAATGTAAATGTTACTGGACAATCATTAACTACATCTTTACATGGTGTAAATGCTGATCCAGTTACAGATATAGATGTTACCGGACAATCATTAACTACATCTTTAAATAGTGTAACTGCAATAGGAACAGCGGTTGTATCTTTAACAGGACAATCTTTAACTACATCTTTAAGAAGTGTAACTGCAGGAATAGGTCAAAATGTAGTTGTTACCGGTCAATCATTAACTGGGTCTTTAAATAGTGTAACTGTAATAGGTTCTGCTACTGTTTCTGTAACAGGAAATTCGTTGACTATTCAGTTAAATAGTGTAAATTCTCAAGTCTGGACAATAATTGATACCGGAACTACTGTAAGTTATACAAATGTAAGTACAGGATCTACAGCAACCTGGACAAATGTTGACACGGCTGCTTAAATTAAATAATATAGTATAATAAGGAATTAATATGGCATCAAGTTATTCTACCGACCTCAAACTAGAGTTAATGGTCACTGGCGAAAACGCTGGTACATGGGGTGATATCACAAATACAAATTTAAATTTATTACAACAAGCAATTGGTGGTTATCAAGAAGTAAGCATTGCAGGAGGAGCTCAAACTACAACTCTTGTAATGTCAAATGCAGCATTATCTAATGCAAGAAATGCAGTTATAAAATTAATAGGTGCAATTACAGGAAATCAAGTTGTAACCGTTCCAGATGGAATTGAAAAAACATATATAATAGCTAATGGCACAACCGGTGCTTTTACAGTTCAATTTAAAACAGCATCAGGAACAGGTGTTACTTTTGCAGCAACAGATAAATCAACAAAACAATTTTTTGTAGATGGAACAAATGTTGTAGATGCAGGATATGGGAATGTCACATTAACTGGAACAGAAACATTAACTAATAAAACTTTAACTTCACCAAAAATTAATGAAATATTAGATACTAACGGAAATGAAGAATTAAAATTTACAACAACTGCTTCAGCGGTAAATGAAATAACAATAACAAATGCTGCAACAGGCACTAGACCTGATTTATCAGTAACAGGTGGCGACACTAACATTGGATTAAGTATCACTACAAAAGGAACTGGATTAGTATTATTTAATGATGGTGCTTATAATGCGGAAGGCACACTTACAGATGGTGCGACTATATCTTGGGACGTAGGATCATCACCCGTTGCTAAAGTAACTTTAGGTGGAAACAGAACTTTATCTGCACCTACAAATGGAGCTACTGGACAATTTATATCTCTTGCAGTAATTCAAGATGCTACGGGTTCAAGAACTTTAACTTGGAACTCAGTGTATGAATTTACTGCAGATACTGCACCCACATTAACTACAACTGCATCAAAAGCTGATCTATTTGTATTTAGATATAATGGAACAGTATGGTATGAAATGGGTAGAAACCTTAACTTGAGTATAACATAATGTACGCACTTATTCAAAATAACGAAATAGTAAAAGTATTTGCAAATCCAGAAGGATTTATTTTAGATGGTAATCAATATTCTTCTCAAATATTTACTGCTTGGTCTAGAGCTGAAAAAGAAGAAATAGGTATCTATGAAATTGAAACAGATTCTTCTAATTTTAAAGATGAATCTTACTACATTAATACGAATGAAATATTTGAATTTAAAAATGGCAAAGCAATTAGAAAATGGGGAAATGCAACTCCTAAACAATTAGAAGATGTTAATGCTGTTGATCAAAATAACGAACCAATAATTCAAGATGGAAAACAATTAGTTACTAAAGGTTTAAAATCTCAAAAGATTTCTGTATCTAAACAACAAGCAGCTGGATTATTACAAAAAACTGATTGGTATGTAACTAGAAAAGCAGATACAGGAACTGCAATACCACAAGACATACAAGATTTTAGAACTGCAGTTAGATCAGTAAACAATCAACAAGAAACACAAATCAATGCTTGTTCAAATGTTGAACAGTTAAAAGCATTATACGAATACGTAGGCGAAACAAATCCAACTAGACCATTAGCAGAATATCCTAAAGAGGTAATCTAATGCCTTTAATTCTAGCTTCTAATAGTGCTTCTGGTGGCTACAACGTAGCCAACTCATTAAGATTTAATTCTGGTAGTTCTGATTATTTAAATAGAACTTTAAGTACACCCACTAACAATAAACTTTATACTTGGAGTGGTTGGATAAAAAAAACAAAAAATGATGAAGTGGCACCCAATATATTTGGTGCTCATTCTGGCGGTTTAAGAGATTGTATAAGGTTTGATGGTGGTGGAAATGCTTTACAAATGATTTTTAATGAAGCAGGTAGTGGAAATTTAGTAACCACACAAGTATTAAGAGATGTAAGTGCTTGGTATCATATTGTTGTTGCTGTTGATACTACTCAAGCGACATCTACAAATAGAGTTAAAATATATCTTAATGGAACTCAAATAACTTCATTTAGTACTTCATCATATCCTGCACAAAACTATACAAACATACTTAATGCTGCTAATCCTCATGTTTTTGGAAAAAATGCTGATTTAAGTAATGAATTTTTTAATGGTTATATTGCAGAAACTTATTTTATTGACGGTCAACAACTAACACCATCTTCATTCGGTCAAACAGATCCATCAACACCATCATCAGGAATATGGGTTCCAAAAGCATATACAGGAAGCTATGGAAATAATGGCTTTTACCTACAATTTAAAAACTCAGCATCTCTTGGTACAGATTCTTCAGGAAACGGAAACACATGGACAGTAAACAATTTAACTTCAGTAGATCAGAGTACAGATACTCCTACTAATAATTTTTGTACATTAAATGCTATTCAAAACGGTAATGGTTCAACTTCAACTTTAACAGAAGGTAATTTAGTAGCAGGTACAGCAGATAATAAAGGTGTTTCAGCTAATTTCGGTGTTAATAGAGGAAAATGGTTTTGGGAAATTAAAAACTCTGGTACACAAACAAATCAAAGATTTGGTGTAAGTAATAGAGCAAATGAACAAGATGGAGATGCTTCCCCAGGTGCAGACACAGCTAATGTTAGAAGTTATGTTGGTTTAAATTATCAAAAAAATTATTCAGCTTCTTCAGGAACAACAAATACAGGTTTTGTAGGAACAAATGGTGCTATTTTTGGTTTTGCACTTGATTTAGATAATGGAACTTTAGGTAGATATGTAAATGGTAGTTTAATTAGTACAGATACAACATTACCATCAGATAATAGTGTTACATTTTTTCCATTTACTCAAGTAACTTATAACTTTGGAAACTGGAACCAAGCTCAATTTAACTTTGGTTCTCCAATGTATGCAGGTGGTGGGTATGCAGATGCAGCTGGATATGGTAACTTTTCATACGCAGTACCAAGTGGATATTACGCATTGTGTACTAAAAATTTAGCAAACTTCGGATAGACTATGGCATATACAACGATCAATAAAGGTTCTAGTTATTTTAATACAGTTCTTTATACTGGTAATGGTACAACTCAATCTATTACAGGAGTTGGATTCAAACCTGATTGGGTTTGGTTAAAAAGCAGAAACAATACTTATTATCATAATTTATATGATGCAGTAAGAGGTTTTTCATCGGTTTATGGTAGAGTTCTTTTTACAAATGATACATTAGCTGAAGATGCTAATGCTGGACTTACATCATTTAATACAGATGGTTTTTCTCTTGGTAGTGAAGTTGGTCAAAATGGTAATGCAACAACATACGTAGCTTGGAACTGGCTTGGTGCAAACACAACAGTATCAAACACTTCAGGAACAATATCTTCAACAGTATCAGCTAATACAACAGCTGGATTTAGTATTGTAAGTTATACTGGTAATGGCAGTAATGGTGCTACAATTGGTCATGGTTTAGGAGTTTCACCAAAAATGGTAATTGTTAAATCAAGAAGTAATACTGGTGACTGGGCAGTTTATCATGCAAGTTTAACTGCTGGTAATATGGTATTTTTAAATACAACTGGTGCATCTGGTACTATTAGTGGTTTTGATAATGGTGGAATAAATCCAGTATCAAGTACAACATTTACTACTGCACAAGGTGGTGTATCACAAAATAATGTTAATACTTCTGGAAGAACTTATATCGCCTACTGCTTTGCTGAAATAAGAGGATATTCTAAATTTGCTTCATACACAGGTAATGGTTCAACTGATGGACCATTTATTTATACAGGATTTACTCCAGCTTTTATTATGTGTAAAAAATATAGTTCAACTGGAGCTTGGGTTATTCAAGACAATAAAAGAGCTTATTCTTTCAATGTCCATGCCGCAGATTTAAATCCTAACTATAGTGAAGCTGAAGAATCAAATGGTTCTGTAGATCTTTTATCTAATGGTTTTAAAATGCGTAATACTGATGGAGATAATAATGCTAGTGGACAAACATATATCTACATGGCATTCGCAGAAAACCCCTTCGTAACATCAGGCGGAATACCAACTACTGCTAGATAATGTTATATAGTATCTGGCTTTTAAACATATATTAAGTATAATGATATTATGCCATTACAGAAGATACAATTTAAACCTGGATTCAATAAACAACAAACTGCAACCGGAGCCGAAGGGCAATGGATTGATGGTGATAATGTTAGATTTAGGTATGGAGAACCACAGAAAATAGGTGGTTGGCAACAATTAGTTTCTAGCACCATAGCAGGTCCTGTTAGAGACCAGCATACGTGGACAGCATTAGATGGTAAAAAATATGCAGCTTTAGGATCTTCTAAATTATTAGTTATTTATTATGAAGGTTCTTTCTATGATATTACACCTCTTGGTACAGCTTTAACTGGAGCCACTTATACATCAACAACATCTTCTACAACCGTTACAATCAATTTAACAGCACATTCTTTAACTGCTGGTGATTATATAGTATTTACAAGTGTAACAACTCCAGGATCACCTACAACAAGTTTTACATCGGCAAGTTTTACAACAAATACATTTCAAGTACTTTCAACACCAACAGCAAATACTTTTACAATTACAATGACAAGTGCTGAAACTGGAACGGGTGTGACTGCTGGAGGAACTTTAACAATAACACCTTATGTAACAATTGGTCCTACATTTCAAACCCCTGCTTATGGATGGGGAACTGGATTATTTGGTGGAGTAGTTATTCCAAGTGTAACAACTACATTAAATGGTGCTCTTTCTGCAATAGCAACAACAATTACAGTTTCTTCAACTGCAGCATTTCCAGCAGGATCTGTTTCTGTTCCTGGAAGAATAGATATTGATACTGAATTAATTACTTATACAAGTAAAAGTGCAACACAATTTTTAGGGTGTACAAGAGGTGCTAATGGTACAACTGCAGCTTCACATTTAACACTTGCAACTGTAACTAATGCAACATCTTGGCAAGATTGGGGTGAAGAGTCTTCTGTAACGACTGTTAGTTTAGCGCCTGGTTCCTGGTCGCTTGATAACTTTGGACAAATACTCGTTGCTACAGTCAAGAACGGAAAAACTTATACTTGGGATCCATCTAACGCACTTAGATTACAAACAAGAGCGTCAGTTGTAAGTGGAGCGCCTACAAAATCTATTATGACTATTGTATCAGATAGAGACAGACATTTATTTGCAATGGGAACTGAAACTACCATTGGAGATACTACAACCTTTGATCCAATGCTTATAAGATTTTCAAATCAAGAAGATATTAATACTTGGACTCCAAAAGTGACTAATACCGCAGGTACATTTAGACTAGATACTGGAAACACAATTATTGGTGCTGTGCAAGGAAAAGATTATCTTTTAGTATTAACGGATCAAGCAGCTTACACTATACAATTTGTAGGTCCACCATTTACATTCTCTATTAGACAGGTGGGTACAAACTGTGGATGTCTTGGCCAACATGCTATGATATTTGCACAAGGTGCTGTGTTTTGGATGGGTTTTGGAGGAGGTTTCTTTGCATTTGATGGTACAGTTAAACAAATACCTTCTTTAGTTGAAGACTTTGTATTTACAACAGATGGCGATAATTTAGGAATTAACTATGATGCAAATGAAATTTCTTATGCATATCACAATTCATTATATAATGAAGTTGGTTGGAATTATGCACAATATGGTTCTGCTCAAGTAGATAGAAACGTTGTCTATAACTTTGTTGAGAATACTTGGGCTGTTGGATCATTAGCTAGAACAAGTTATGTAGATTCTATTACTTATGATTTACCTTATGCAACACAATATAATGCAACGGGCACTCCAACATTTCCAACTATTAATGGTGTAACAAATGCAGTTGGTTCTTCTAAATACTGGGCTCAAGAAACAGGTGTTAATGAGGTTGATATTAATGGAGTTGAAACTGCAATTGCTGCTTATGTTAGATCGGGTGATTATGATATATCTGAACAAGGTTTAGGTGGAGATGGTCAATTAATTATGCGAGTTAAAAGATTTATACCGGACTTTAAAAATCTAGAAGGAGATGCAATAGTTACTTTATTCTTTAGAGATTATCCAGCGGACTCTGATTCAACGCCTTCAACAACGCCACCTTCTATTACAGGCCCCTTTACTATTACGTCATCAACTGATAAAGTAGACACTAGAGTTAGAGGAAGACAGGTGAGTTTAAAAATAGCAAATGATGCAGTAGATAGTAACTGGAGATATGGAACTTTAAGACTAGATATTGAAGCAGGAGGAAGAAGATAATGGCAAAAATTACAGCATACGTACCAGAACCCACACAAGAATATAATGTGGATAATCAACGACAAATATTAGAATCAGTTATTACAATTAAAAATCAATTAAACTTTGGATTTCAAAAAGATCTAAAAGATGAAATGGAAGCATTTACTTGGTTTCTATTTAGTGGACCAAAAGACTAATGGCTATTAATTATAAAAATCAAGGTTACGATTTAACCACATCAAGTTCAACAACTGTTTTAACTATTAGCACATCAACTGTTGCAATTATAAAAGAAATATCAGTAACTAATGATGATAACTCAGCTCATAAAGTAGATTATTCTTTTTATGATTTATCAGCGTCCACTTCGTATAAATTTTATCATACAAATGTACCAGCAGATTCACACGACAATGCAGTACATAATGCTCTCATATTAGAAGAAGGAGATTATTTACTGTTTCAAGCAGATACAGCAAATGCTATCTCTGGACAAATCTCTTATGCTTTGTTAAGTAGGACTGGAGAAAATGGATAATATACCTAAGATAGAATGTAAGACAGTAGAAATAATAAAGAGTAAAAAAACTGGAAAGACATACAATACTATGGAAGACTTTTTAAAAGAAAATACAATTGAAGATTTACAAAAAGATTTATCTATTACTATTTCAAATGAAGGATTAGAATTATTGCAGAAAGTTATGAATAAAGAATGAATCCAAGAGGTGGAACAGAGTTACAGGTAGAATTACTGCATAAATATGCAGATAAAGATTTATTAGATAAGGTACAAATAACTACATCTGTACCGGAGAAAATACCTTTACATCCAACTAAACCAAACATTCTTTGGCAACAGAATTCATACGATCAACCTAATCTAGCGCCTTGGTTTCAAAATAAAGAAAACCATAAAAAATATGATTGGTATGTATTTAATTCACATTGGTGTTATGAAAAATATAGAATGGTATTTGATATACCAACTACTAAATGTTTAGTTATTAAAAATGCTATAGAGAAAATTGAACCTAGAAAACTAGAACATACTCCAGGGGATCCTATTAAATTAATTTATACCTCAACTCCGTGGCGAGGATTGAATGTACTTCTTGCTGCTATGCAACTTGTTCAAAATAAACACGTTCATTTAGATGTCTATTCTTCTACTCAAATATATGGAAACCATTTTAGAGATGCTCATGATACACAATATAAAAGATTATACGAACAAGCAGGTTCATTGCCTAATGTAAGTTACGTTGGATATAAAACAAATGAATTTATTAAAGATAATTTAAAAAATTATCACATATTTGCTTATCCTAATATTTGGGAAGAAACATCTTGTATTGCAGCAATAGAAGCAATGGCCGCTGGACTTTATTGTCTTGTAACTGATTATGGTGCTTTGTTTGAAACTTGTGCAGAATTTCCGGCTTATGTTCCTTATGAAAAAGATTTCATAAAATTAGCTCATACATTTGCATCTGTAATAGATGCAGCTGCGGATCAGTTACACCAAGAGACAATTCAACATCATTTAAAATTTCAAATTGAATATACTAATAGATTTTATTCATGGGACTTAAGAACT